TTCTTGATGTCGTCCAACTTGGGCGCTTGGTCATACGTGCGAACATACGCAGACAAGTCAGCCGCAGCGCGGATGCCCAGGGTGCCCACCAACGCAGACGTCAATTCAACGTCGCTCATGTGCGCGCGCAGATGGAGCCAGTTTGAAGCCAGTGCCATCGTGCGGGGCGTGACAAAAGACACGCGACCAACCGCCTTGGGATGGAAGATGTACTCGTTGTCCTTGGGATCATCGACTTCCTCGAAAGACTGGAAGATGTGCGGGTTCTCGACACCCCACGCGATCAGCACCGGATCAATCCCTGCGTCGATCGCATAGTTCTCGACCCACTCGACCATCGTCGGCTTGCGCATACGCAAAACAGTTATGCGGTTGCGTGCGTGAGCGGGTAGCAGGTCACCCACACCCTCGCCGCCCAGGTTGGTCGTCATGAACACAATCGAGTCAGGGTGCAGCCCGGTGCGCTCCAACACCAACTTGAGCATGGCGTTCTTCACGCTCGGGTTTGCCTTGCCGAACTCGTCGATCATCAGGATGATCGGGCCGTCCAGGTGCAGACCCAACTCCTCGTGTGTGACGAACTGTGCGCATGCGCCCTGTCCCTCCTGCGCCTCCTTGATGCGCGGGATCATGATGTCGCCAAGATCTTTTGTGGTGCAGTCGAAGTAGACCGGGCGGTGCTTGGGCATCAGGTCAGCCAGAACCTTCAGCGCACTGGACTTGCCCGTGCCGATGTGGCCCTGTAGCAGCACAGTGTTCTTGTGCCCACCCAGTCGGATGATGTTGATGGCCTGTTGCAGGGACACGTCATACATGGTGTTCAAAGACATTTGCTTTCTCCGGTTGATTGATAACTACTTACCACGACATCGACTTGAGGATGCCGTCAACTCTGGACTTCGTGTCCTTGCGGAACCCGTCGTCCTCACGCAACGCGTCGGGCGTCACCCCGATCAGCGCCTGATCCAACTCCATGTGCAGCCGTGACAAGCGCGGGTCGCCTGTCACGTTGAACGCAGGCAGCATCGCTGCCAACTCGCGGATGTTCTCCAACATCGAATCCCTAAAGATCTTCTTGTCCTTGGTGTCGCCACCCTGGTAGTCCAGCCGCTCGGACATGTGCTTGAGCGCGTCGTACACCCGATCCCAGACTTCTTTCAGAGTGTTTTCAATTCTTTCTGTGTAGTGCTTGGCGTACTCGGATGCGAGGTACTTCTCGGCCTCGTCCTGGATGTTGCTGAAGATGTTGGCCTCCGGCACGGGCGGGTACGCAATCACAAACTTGAACTTGCTGCGCAGCACGTTGACATCCGGGTACTCGTCGGCGTTGAACAGCGCACCCAGTTTTGCCTGCGCTTGCGCACGGGCAAACTCGTACACAGATAAGAACTCCTCAACCAGTCGGTCGAACTCGACCTGCAACCCGGTGATCTCGCCGTGAAACTTGGGGAATGTGGCCATTGGCAGGAACCGCTGACCCAGGTCGCCCCACGCCGTGGTGCTGCTGTAAACGAAGTTACGTGCGTTGGCTGCGAACTTGCGCACTGCATCCAATTCGGCGCAGTCGCCGAGCAGGGACTTGCTCGTGTTGAGCAGGCGCTTGTCTGCACCATGCGCCGTCGCCGCTGCGGCGGATGCGGCTTTGTCTTGCTTGCGTCCAGTCCACACGCTGATGGACATCTCGAACAAGCGGATGCTTGATGTGACCTTCGGCACGTTGGCGATGGCCGGGGCCGTGGACTCGAAACTGATTGTGTTCATCTCGTCTCTCCAGTTGGTTGGTCTGCTTGGTTTGGTATGGGATGTCATTTCTTCCACCCCATACCTATAGTATACCACAAATCCTTTTACTCACAAACAAATAGTTTTTATTTGTCACTAAACAACACTTCTGGCACGTCTACCTCGTCCCCGATCTGGGAGGCAACGTAGCACCGCATGGCGGCGACCAATGGAGTTGGGCCTTGCTCCTCTGATATAGCACCGTGCTCGCTACGGGTAGCGATCCAGAAAAACTTTCTGTCGCTGTACATGTGGCCCAGTTCAATCTTCTCCCGCTCGATGATCGGGCCACCTAGCGCCCAGTTGGTCGAGGGCTTCCATCCGCTGTCTGTCCACAGGGTTTCGAGTTGCCCCTTGACCAGACTGACGGCTTCGCCTTCGCACCTTGCAACCGCCCAGTCCAGGGCGGCACCTTGCAGTTCACTCGTCATAACTTTCATTGCTGTCCCCTTCGTTGTTGACCTCCACGCGCAGGTTGGCGATCAGCGCCTCAAGCACTTCGTACGCCATCTGCCAACGGTCGCCTGCGATGTTGTAGACAAGGGTAGTGGCTCGGTCGAGCGCCTCCACCGCTGCTTGCTTTTCTTGGTTCATCTCGCCTCTCCTAAACTTAAAACGGCAGGTCTTCGAAGTCCGGGGTTACCTCCGGGCGGCGCAACTCTTGCGTGGTGTAGTAGGCGTCGATCATGTTGTTGATCTCCTCCACTAGGTCTGTGTGGTTGATCTCTTTCAGTGTGTTGCGCACCTTGGTCAGCAGCCAGACCAGGTCGCTCGCGTCTACGGGTAGTTCGATGTGGCTCATGCTGCCTCCTTCTCACGGTTGTACTCAAACGCCTGCACGGCATCGCAGAACACCTGTTCACACGCATACTGATACGCAAGCAGCACCGCATCGCTCAGGCCCGAGGCGTCGCCGATCTCACGCAGGTCTATGTCGTCAGGCTCCATGAAACTACCGGATATGACCTTGGGCACAGACACAACATAGCGTGTGGCCATGCGGGTGAAGAAAAACCAGTCCTCCTCCTCGTGCACCGCCTGAATGGTGAAGTTCGGCGTGTCGATGGTGTCGTTCTCCTCGTCTGCGGACTCGATGTTTGCGTCCGGTGCGTGGAAGTTGAGCCACTTACCCGCAGTTCCGAATGCCGGGTGTTGCAGGTGTTGGCACAGGGCGACTACGTATTGCAGGTCGTTGTTTGTAAAAGACATGATGGTTCCTTTCAGTTGGTTATGCGGTGAAGTAATCGGCTTCGTTGAACAGCACAACGGATTCGGCACCGTCGTACTCCTCGATACGGAACTTCGTACCCACAGGCACCCACCGCACCCGCAGGTCGACGTTCTGGCAGGTGTAGTCGGGGTACTTCGTTGCGACGATGCGATCAATCGCTTCCTCGTTGTCGTCCAACACGGCTTGCGCCAACTCGGGGTCGAACACAGCCTCACGGGGCGCACCCCATGTGGAGAACCCTGCGCCGAAGTTGGGGCTGAAGATCACGGCAACGTTGCCGTCACGAATCAACTTGTTCATCTCAGATCTCCTCAAAAAGTACTATTGCTGACACCTCCAACTGACCTGCCTGCATGCGCTCAGTCACGGTGATGGACGAACCGTCGGCAAACCGCAAGGTGATCCCCTCGCCATAGTCGTCCACGTACTCCACGCCTGACACGGTTTTGCCGACCAGCATCTGGAATATCCCGTTGCTCTCGTGCATCTCTCTCGTCTCGTTCATCTCAGATCTCCTTGGGTTGGTATGTCGTCACGCCGTGGTAGTTCTGCGCGATCACATAACTGTTGTGCTTGCCACTGCTTATGGCGTCCTCGCCAACAGCCTCGGCTTCCACGTACGTGAAAAAGGTTTTGATGAAGTCGATCTTCTGAAACTCGGCGTGGTGCACGCCGTTCTCCTCGTAGGTAGCAGCGTCTCCGACGATCAATATGTAGCGGGTCATTTCAGTTCTCCTGCCTTGTTAACCCAGTAGTCCCGCGCCCACATCGCTTGCAGCAGGCTCAGGTATGCGTAGTCGATGTCGATCACGCGGCTGCGTTGGGCCGCATCCATCGCATACTTTGTTCGCCGTGCCATGTACTCGTGGAACGGCAGTTCAAACAGGTTGTCCATCTCTCAACTCCTCGGTTGTTTCTGGTTGGTCTCGCGCAGCGTGGTACGCGCAGCGGTTGGCGTGATCAACTGGTACGGCCCCTTGCCGTACTCCTGCACAACACACCACCCCTTGCGCTCACGTGTCGCGGCCTTGTCGCCGCAGTCCAGGCACACGTTGTATCCGGCCTTGCGGCGTGCAGGTGCGAACGGCTGCTTGCACTCCATGCACCGTGGCTTGATCTTTGGCCCGGCCCCCTCGGGGCACCGACCCGTACCGTTCTTGAGACTTGAAAACATGTTTTGATTTCCTTTGCTCATTGGTTATGGCGGACAGTTGATTCAAGTAATCGGGGTTAGTAGTACCCACGCGCACGCAGCCAGTGGGCAGCAGCGTCGTTGTTGCACTCGGCGTCGTAGTCGAGGTTGTTGGCCGAGAGTGAATAGAACCGGGCGTTGCCCTCTTCAATCTGATACTCAGGGTCAGGTATGGCGCGGCCCTCGTCGGCTTCGTAGTTCTCCAAGTTAGTGCGCAGGTACTCGGCATCCTCAGCCGGGTCAGCACCGTACGGCATACCCAAAACCGTATCCACGCACGGCACGCCGTCGTATGCAGCGTCGTTGTTTTGGTATGCGGTGGGGCGCAGTGACTTGGGGTGATGGGCAGGCAGGAAGGTGACTTGACCAGAGTTGGTGAAGCGGATGCAAGGGGCGAGCCGAGCAACCGAGCGGGTTGGCGCAGGCGTAGCCGATGGCGCAACGAAGGACAGGAAACGGGTCGAAGTTGACATTGCTTTCTCCAAGGTTGGGGTTGGGTTCGTGGAGGAAACGTCTTCCTCCACTACCTATAGTATACCACATAAGTGGTTACTCACAAGTAAACAATTCCTATACGTTGTTAAACGTGTCTTATGGACACATTGCGTAACACAGAACTTTTCAAGTTGTTGATCTGCATGGGGTATGGCGAGAGTGATGGATTGGAGGATTTGCAGTGTTCGCGTTCGTTGAATGGGCGGGCGACGGGTGGAGATGATGCAACACACCAAAAACGAAAAATTCTGGGGATGGTTCGTAAAGTTCGGTGGGTTGTAGCAAGGCAAGTTGTTGATTTTGTAGGGTAAGTTCTTGAGTCGATCGGTTTTTGGGGTATATCCGGCAAAAACAGGGTAGATCGGTCTCCGAGGCTGGATTTTCGACAAACACACCAAAAATCAAAATTTCTATGTTTGACCTCGTTTTGGCGCTCCATGACCCAACCTACCGAACTTTAGAACTTTATTAAGAAACTATACATTTACTCATTAGATTACACAATCTGATATATACGATTCACCACCTGCTGATTGCCGATGATGCCGGAAACCACGAAACTAAATGTTCTGATAATGTTCCGGCACTTTCCGAACTTACAGAACACTGACAACTCATTGACACCCGGTTACCGAACTTTTCTAAGTCGTTGATCTTGTTGGGTTTTTTCTGAGTCGGTTTTTGGAAATGGCCCTGACGGTCGCAGACGCATTATTTTTCGCGTGGCCGGGCCGCTCGCCGCTGCTTCTGGAACTGGTCTCGGGCTGTAGAAAATCTTCCTGACGCTGTCATTGTCAATTTTGTTTGGCTGTGCCGAGCCGAGCCGAGCGGGGCGCGGCCCTCGCACTCGACGCTGCTTCTGGAACTGGCTTCGACCCCCGCAAAACTTGTGCAGGGGGAACAAAAAAGCCCCGACCGGGTTGCGGTCAGGGCAACAAAAAACCCCCTGGGGTTGCCAGGGGGGTTGAAGGGTCAGGGTCAGATGTTGAAGTGATCTCGCAGGGTATCAAGATCAGCAAGTGCATCAGTGATGCTGAACTTGACCTTGTCAGGATCCGCCGCCGCAATGGTTTCGCGAATCTTGGTCAGATCCGCATAGATTTTTTCTTCCAGGGTCTTTGAGGTGCGGCTTACCTCGATGCCCTCTTCCTTTTTGATTGCCGTGCGCAACCGACTGATCATCTTATCGAGTCGGTTGTTGGCGCGGATCCGGTCGTCTTTTTCATCTGCCGTGAGGGTTGCCGCATTCCATCGATCCATCGACACAAGGGCTTGCTGTCGTGCAGACAAACGATTAGCCAACCGTTTGCGCAGTTCGACAACTGCGGCCGCCTTGCTGTCCAGTTCGCCCTTTTCATTGTTGAACTTGGCAAAGGTGAATCCGGCAACAAACATCCGACCTGCCAAGGCGCGGATCGAATCGTCCGCTTCCTTTTGCAGGGCAAAGGTCTTGGTCATCTCTTCGTTGTCGAAGGAATCCCAATTGATGCCCTTGGGGGGCGCATTCAGGATGGCCTGGGTCGTGGCGTGCATTTGCTCCGCAGTGGGGAACACGGGAGCCGTTGCGGTGGCGACAGGGGTTTGCTTGGCTTTTGCCATGGTGCTTTCTCCAAAGTTGATTAAGGTACAAAGGTTGACCAGGGTTTCGAAGATCAGGGGTGGTCAGTTCCCCGATGAATGAACTGTAACCCAATGCTATGTTTTGACAAGGGATAGCACAAATGCGTCTGACATTGTCAGGATCAATTACCCCACCGTACCCGCACCCCCCAAGGTACAGATGGGACTCCAGGCGCTGCTTGGTGTTACCAATTTGCACCCGCAAAACCCATTTTTTCAGTTTCCCTAGGGTTAACCCCACCCCCTCAATATAGAAACACCCCCCGGTAGGAGTCCCAACCTCCTTGCCAACACAAAAATTACTATGTACAGTCCGCTGCATCACGGGCCGGTGCCCGTTGCGTCAAAAATCAATGGAAATAACCTGCACGCCAGACCTTGGTGTGGTGCTTCCGCCCGATGACATGCCCTACACAACACTGTGTGAGAGGGCTGCGGCTGCTTGCAAGACCATACACATGCTTGCAGAGAACGGCCTTCCCGGCCAAACCTTGGAAGAACAGCCCGAGGATGCCAAGGTCGTCGAAGACATCGTAACTTCGTTCGCTCAGGACGAGGAAAAGACCAATCAGATGGTCACCACAGCCCGGTTTTCGGCCCTCCGACCGGCTGTAATCCTGCAAATCGACGAGCATCTGACCGAGTTCAACCACATCGTGGTGCGTAATGCGGTGCAGATCCGCACGTTCGTGACCAATAAACTCATTTTGGAGTCCTCCAACCCCGACGCGAGGGTGCGGATCAGGGCTCTGGAGTTGCTTGGCAAGATCTCTGACGTGGGTTTGTTCACGGAACGCTCGGAAGTGACGGTCAACAACCGGTCTACGGACGACCTGAAGTTGTCTTTGCGTGAAAAACTGGAACTTCTGCGTTCTAGGAACCGTGCGGACGTGGTGGACGTGCAGGATGTCCAGAAATTGGACACCCCCGAGCCAGAATTCACCCATACGGTGCCCGAAACCACCCTAAACGGCTCACTTTTGGACGTGGTGGACGCGGAGTTTGGTGATCTGGGGGTGCAAACCCCCGCAGAAGCCGCCCCAAGCGTAGAAAACTCACCCGAAGCCCAGTAAATGGCCGGTCAGACCCCCGTCTCTGTTATTCCAGACCTTGCAGACCTCTCTGACGAGGATATTGACCTGCTGGTCGAGAACTTGGACAGTTTTGACGAGGACGAGCAGCAGGAGATCATGCAGGTTGCCGAAGCCTTGGCTGATCGGCGCATGGCCGCACGCTGCCGGGACGACCTGATTGAGTTCTGCAAGGCAATGCAGCCGGACTACAAGGTGGGTAAGCACCACCGGATCCTCGCTGACATCCTGATGGGGGTGGCTGAGGGAAGAAAAGACCGGGTGTGCGTGAACATCCCGCCCCGGCACGGTAAGTCCCAACTCGTCTCTATATATTTCCCGGCGTGGTTTATCGGGAAGTACCCCAACAAGAAGGTTCTGATGGTCAGCCACACGGCTGACTTGGCAACCGACTTCGGACGCAAGGTGCGGAACATCATCGACACCGAAGCGTACAGAAAGATCTTTCCAACCGTTACCCTGGCTCAGGACTCCAAGTCCGCAGGGCGGTGGAACACCAACGTGGGCGGCGAGTACTACGCCTGCGGTGTGGGTTCGGCCCTAGCCGGACGCGGTGCTGACCTTCTATTAGTAGACGACCCGCACAACGAACAGGACATCATCAACGGTAACTTTGATGTGTTCGACAAGGCGTACGAGTGGTTCACCTACGGTGCACGTACCCGTCTGATGCCTGGGGGCCGGGTGGCAATCATCCAGACTCGGTGGCACTTGAGCGACCTGACCGGGCGCGTGACCCGGGATATGGCGCAGAACGCAGAAGCCGACCAGTACGAGGTGGTCGAGTTCCCGGCGGTGTTTGAAGGTAGGGACGGCTCGCAGCGGGCGCTGTGGCCAGAGTTCTACGACGTGCCTGCACTGATGCGGACTAAGGCATCCATGCCTCTGTTCCAGTGGAACGCCCAGTATCAGCAGAACCCCACCGCAGAAGAAGCCTCGGTCGTCAAGCGGGAGTGGTGGAACGAGTGGACAAAGGAAGATCCGCCCGAGTGCGAGTACGTGATCATGTCCCTGGACGCCGCTGCCGAGACAAACAACCGGGCTGACTACACCGCGCTGACCACGTGGGGCGTGTTCATGAACGAGGAGAGCACCGGGCCGGGGGCGAACACGTACAACATCATCCTGCTCAACTCTATAAAGAAGCGCGTGGAGTTCCCCGAACTCAAGAAACTCGCCCTTGAGGAGTATCAGGAGTGGGAGCCCGATGCGTTCATCGTTGAAAAGAAGTCTTCGGGTACGGCGCTGTATCAGGAGATGCGGCGTATGGGTTTACCCGTGCAGGAGTACACGCCACACCGGGGTAGCGGAGATAAGTTAGCGCGTCTAAACTCCGTTGCAGACATTGTGCAGTCTGGCCTGTGTTGGGTTCCGCAAACCCGATGGGCTGAAGAAGTCGTGGAGGAGATCGCAGGATTTCCGTTTATGAGCAACGACGACTTGGTGGACTCCACGGTGATGGCACTCATGCGGTTCCGTCAGGGCGGCTTCATCCGTTTGCCTACCGACGAGAAGGATGAGATTCGCTATTTCAAGAGCCCGCGCCGAGCCGGGTACTACTGAGGATTAGTTTATGGCAACCAACTTTGACCCCGCACTGAGTCCCTTGGATCCCATGCTCATGTCTGATGAGCCTGCTGTGGAGATCGAGATCGAGGATCCTGAGAGCGTCAACATCCGCGCAGGTGGGGTTGAGATTGAACTGGAGCCCGAAGACGAGACGGCGGAGGACTTCGACGCAAACCTTGCCGAGTACATGAACGAGGGTGCCCTGGAGACTTTGGCATCTGAGTTGGTGGGTCTGGTGGACGCGGACATCTCCAGTCGCAAGGACTGGTCAGATATGTACGTCAAGGGGCTTGAAGTCCTGGGGATGAAGTACGAAGAACGTGCCGAGCCTTGGCTTGGTGCGTGCGGTGTGTACTCGCCCATCCTGACCGAGGCAGCGATTCGGTTCCAGTCGGAGATGATCACCGAGACATTCCCGGCTCAGGGCCCGGTCAAGACCCAGATCATTGGTGAGGTCACTCGCCAGAACGAGGAAGCGGCGGAGCGGGTTCGTGACGACATGAACTACCGCCTGACCGACGAGATGATCGAGTACCGCCCGGAGCATGAGCGCCTGCTCTACAACCTGGGCCTCGCAGGTGCTGCGTTCAAGAAGGTGTACTACGACCCGACGATGGGGCGGCAGTCTGCACCGTTTATCCCGGCTGAAGACATCATCATGCCGTACGGTGCGTCAAACGTGTACCGTGCCGAGCGCGTCACGCACGTGATGCGTAAGACAAAGAATGACCTGAAGAAGTTGCAGGCCGCAGGGTTCTACCGCGAGGTAGAACTGGGCGAGCCCGTGCGGATCTTCACGGACATCGAGAAGAAGAAAGCCGAAGAAGGTGGCTACACCCTGACCGACGATGATCGGTATCAGGTGATTGAGATTCACGTGGACTGGGACATGCCCGGTTACGAGAGTGAGGATGGGGTGGCATACCCGTACGTCGTCACGATTGATCGGGGGTCACAGAAGGTTCTGGCAATCCGACGTAACTGGGAGGAAGGCGATGAGCGACACCTCAAACGACAGCACTTCGTTCAGTACACTTAT